GCGCCAGGGCGCTGATCCTGGTGCGCAGCTGGGCAATCTGCTCATGCTGCAGAACATGCAGCGGATGCAGAACATCCCGGCGCCGCCAGGAACTGAGCAATTTTGGAATGCGCTGCCGCCGGATGCGAAAGAGAAATACATCCAGGCTCAAGGCGCGGCGAATATCGACATCGCCAAGCAGGGCGCGGAGACCAAGCAGAAGGATCTGCTCGAGGCGCAGCAGAAAGCGCCCGACATGCTGACTCAACTCGACCAGATGCGGACCGCCGCCGATCAGATCAAAAGCGCGGTCGACACCGACGGCTCGACGCCGGTGATGCAAAACATCCTATCGAGCCCGATCAAGAAGGCGGCGGCGATTAAACTGATGTCGTCAGACGAACGTACCGCCCCCGGCGTCACTATGTCGCTGCTCGCTTCGGCAGGCCTGAGCCAGCCCGAGCAAGACGCGCTGATGAAGATGAAGACTCTCAACAATCAGGTCTATGGCGAGGCTTTCCAAAGCACGGGATCGAAGCGCACCGGGACTGAGGTGAAGAACCTGCGCGAAGCCCTGAGCCCGCTGACCAATTTTACCCAGTCGCCGCAGGGGTATATGGATCAGTTCGGCCAGTTCCAGAACCAGTTGAACAAGAGCTACGTCAATACCCTCGGCGCGGCCGGCCGGATCGACGAGATCCCCGACGCCATGAAATGGGACACGAGCGACCCCAACAATCCGAAGCCTTTGGTGAACTCGGCCTATCTGCCCGGCGGCGACCTCTATGCCGGCCATGGCGGGCAATGGGCGAGCAACCCGCCGAAGGGCGGCGGGGGTGGAGGGGCTCCTCCCGACGCGGTCGCCTATCTGAAGGCTAATCCCAATCTGGCGGCGCAGTTTGACGCCAAATATGGAGCCGGCGCATCGAAGGCCGCCTTGGGGCAATAATGGCCAACCCGTTCGACCAGTTTGATTCAGCCCACGCAAGCGGCGGCAACCCATTCGACCAGTTCGATACCGGGGCCAAAGCGGCGCCCGCGCAGACCGACGCTTCGTCCAAGATGAGCGGGATCGGCAGGACGCTCGAGAACGCGCTCACGCTCGGCGGGGCTGACTGGCTCTATTCCAAAGTTCCCGGCATGCCCTCGCTGCAGACCCAGCAGGCGCAGACCGAAGCGGCGCGGCAGAGCGTGCCTGCGGCGATCCGTTATCCGGCTGAGATCGGCGCTTACGCGGTCGGCCCCGGCAAGCTTCTCGGCCCGGCGGCTGCGGCGGTGACCGGCGGCCCGATCGCTGCCGGCGTGGCCGAAGGCGCCATGGCGGGGGGATTGAGCTCGGGGTTCGGCAGCAATTTCGATCCGGGTTCGACCGCGACCGGCGCAGCCACTGGCGGAGTGCTGGGCGGCGTGGCCGGCGGCATTGGCAAGGGCGTGGCGAAATTAGGCGCAACACCCGGCAGCGTCGACCCGGTAGCGGCGATCGCTAAGACCAAACAACTGCGCGACGAGGCCTACGCGCCGCTCAAGAACATCGCCTTCAATCCCGGCGACGTGCTCAACGCCCACACCGGCGTGACGCTCACGCCCGGCATGGCGGCCGACGTTTCTTCGGGCATGCAGAGCATGCTCGGCAAGCAGCGGGACGCGATCCAGAGCGGCGGCAACACCGCTAACGACATCGCCGACTACATGACCAATCTGAAGTCGGTCAGCGGTTCTCCGAGCGCGAGCAATGGCGACAAGCTGCTCGCCGGGCAGACCGCCAGCAATCTCTCCGATCTGCTCACCAACGCCAATCCGATCACCGACCATGCGCCGGGCGAGGCGGCGCAGACGCTGCAGCAGGCTCAGACCGCGCATCAGCAGTACATGATGGCGCAGAACCTAGCCGAGTGGCAGCGGAGAGAGAGTGTAGGCGCGTCAGTGGGCCAGGCGCCTCTGACCGAAGCTGAAAAATACTATCAGGGTCCGGACGCTCTTCAAAACTATAAGACCCTGACTGATTTGTACCAAAAGAGTCAGGATTCAACCAGCAAACTCAGTTGGGCGTTGGGCCACATGGGCGCGCATGCGATAGGCGCGGCTGGCGGTATGATGGCCGGCTGGCCCGGTGAGTTTATCGGTGAAGGACTCGGTTATTTGTTTGCCAAGCCAGCGATCAACAGGGCGCTAAAAGGCTATGACAAGACTCAATTGCTCAAGGCCTACCAACAGGCCTATCCACAATTGACCGGACAGCCACTCACGGGCGCGCAATCTGGTCCCGAGGTCGGCGACGCGATCAAAAACATCATGCTGGGCAGCGCCTACTGATCGGTGAGCCAGTAATACGCGGCAAGACAGCCAAAAAAGATCATCGCGGCGAAAGGTATCATTGTCATTGTGGCATTTCCTTTTTGTGAACTGCGGGAGAGCGAGGTAATCCCCGCTCTCCCTGGCGTCGGCCTGACACGGTCCCTGAAGTGGCGGGGGCCAAAAAACAGGGAAACCTCTGGCAGGTAGGGGGTATGCGCCTGCCTCAGACCAGCGCGTTCCTTCTTCGGAAGCCCATCAACCCCATAAGCCCGAAGCCTAGCGCCAACATCGCCCAAGTGGAAGGCTCGGGCACGCCGGTCGTCAATTGGATCGAACCGCCAAACGACTGCCTGGGCGCGGTGAAGTCGACGGCGAATTGCGTCTCGTCGGAAGTGAACGTTCCGGCCGTCGCCGCCACTGGGCCGAGGGAGCCGTCGAGCAGCGTCACCGGGAAAGTGTGCGAAGCCAGCAACCCGCCATCGGCGAAGGTCGACTCGGTGGTTGGACCGGGATCGTTGGTGAGCCCATTGACGGTGAAGGTCGAGAGCGTGCCGCCGCGCCCGCTGATCGCGCTTTGCAGGACATCGACCGTCAGAATGTGCGAGCCGGTAAAGCCCGCCGCTGCGCTGGCGTCGAGCGTGACGCTCGAGAGGTCGGCGTTGGGCAGGATCGGGCTACCCTGCGCGGCGATGGTGATATTGGCGAAGTTGGCGTCGTTGGCGGTGAGCGACGCGGCGCCGGTGGTGATCCCGGTGACGTTGTCGATGAGCGCGCCGTTATCGAACACTTCGATTTGCAGCGTCGCCCGTGCCGGCAGTGTAAGCGCCGCGAGCATGGTAGTGGTTAGTAGGATTTTACGCATTCTTGTCCCTTTCCAATTACCCAACCCTTCATCGCACGAATATGCGACAATCGTCAGTCACGTTTTCGCTCTCTGAGGCGGTCAGCCAGGTCTTTGGCCATGTCGCCCAGCGGTCGCATTTGCCGCACGCAATATTTGACCCCGTCCCGGTAGCCCCAGAGATATGAGCCGATCATTGCAACGATGATGATCACTGCGAGGCCGAAGTTCATGCCGCCGGCGCCGTGGCTTTGAGGTTTTTGAAAACCGATTGGTAGAGCCGCTCCTTGCGCTGCAGCGCCTTGACGATGCGCCGATCGAGCGCCGAGCCAGAAAGATCAATGTACGAAACATACTCGCCCGTCTGGCCGCGACGGTGAATGCGGTCTTCGACCTGGTCGCGAGTATCGGCCGAATAGGAGTTTTCGAAGAAGATCATGGTGCGGCACTTGTCCTCCTCGACATTGACGTCGCCAAGCAGGGTGTGGCCATATTTCGACGCCTCGGCCTGCAGCAGGATGATCCGGCAGCGGGGGTCGTTGTTGAATCTGAACTTCTGCTCCTCGACATCCTCGGGGTTCATCCGGCCGCGGATCCAGGCCGGATTATAGTCCTTCAGCGCCTTGAGCAGGAGATCAAACACAGGCCGATGACGGTAGACGACGCAGACCTTGCCCTCGACTTCCTCGTCGAGGAGTTGATGGAGCAGTTTGAGCCGGGGATTCTCGCTCGGGTGTACGAGCTCGTGGACCTCACCGAATGCGTCATAGACGAACCCTGTTTGGATCTGAGCCAGCTTTTCATATTTAGCGATCGCGACGTCGACGGTGACGACCCCGCGCTCGATCTCGACTAGGAACTGGTGCTCCATCTGATTGTATTGGCGCAGCTGTTCAGTCGACATCTGATAATCGCGGATGGTCGGATCCTTGCGCGGTAAATCCGGAAGCCAATCCGCCTTCTTGGCCTGGAACACCGCCGGGGCCATGATGCGGGCGAGCACGTTGGCGTTCTTCTCCCGGATCACTTCCTTGTTCTGCCAACCGCCCATGACGCAGAAGGCGCCGCGGAAGGCGTAGAAGTTGCGATCGGTAAACAGGTCGATGGCTCTGAGTTGCCCCCAAAGATCATGCGGGCCTTGGGTTTGCGGGCGGCCGGTCAACAATCGCTTCCAGCGGCAGACCGCGGCCAAGCGATGGATCGCCTTGGTCTGTTGGGATCGGTGCCCTTTGATCTGAATCGATTCGTCGATCGCCAGATATGTCTTGCCGATCGCCGCCCACTTGACGATCTGGGTCAAGACTGCCGGCATGCGGATCGCCTCGTAGTTGATGATCAGGATCGGCGGCGAATTATGGCCCTGGCGGCCAAGAAACCTTTGCGCCTCCTCTTTCTTCGAGGAACGAAAGACATAGGCGTTGAAGCTGAAACCATGCTTCTCGATCTCGTCGATCCAGCCCTGCTTGAAGGTATTGGGGGTGACGACGATCATTTGGTCGGCCTGGCCGAGGCTATGGCACCACGAATATTCGGTCAGCGCGCATAGCGTCTTGCCCAGCCCCTGCTGCAGGAACCAGCCCACGCCCGGCTTGTCGCGGGCAAAGTCGAGCGCGGCGATTTGAACTGGGTCGAGCTTGCTCATTCCTTGTCACTATCGAGATTTTTCAGAGCTTCTTCTGGCGTTTGCGGCAGCAAAAAACCGTCATCTAAAGTTTTCCATGTCGGCAATTTTCCCGTGTTGATGCCATTCCTAAGTAGGGCGTCCGCCTCTTCCCATGAACAATCCCGCGCCTTCATTAGGTAGAGGACGGCCTCATAAGCATTGACATACTTTTTGTTCATGTCTTCTTCTCCGTGATAATCTTGGGCAATAATTCAACCGGCGCGTAAACTCCAAGCCCAGTCCTGGCGGCGATCATTTCGAGCCGCATGGTGTCGAGCACCTCCCGCACCAGCCAGGCGCGCGCCCGCGCCTCGTTGGGCGTGATCTCTTTGTTGACGAGCTGATCCAGGCTGACAAGCAGGAGCCGGCGCAGATCGTGAGTGTCCTTGAGAGTTTCAGTAAGCTTGGGCACGGATTTCTCTCTTTAACGCCACTAGCGCGGCTTCACAGGCAATGGTCGCCTGGCCTATAGCGTATTCGGTGTTGGCGCAGCCAAAACAAATTCGGCGATACTCGAAGATGGTTTCTTTTTCTAGTTTACGATCCAGACGATGCGTTCCTATTGGATTTCTGTGTACATATTGGTTCCATCGCCTGAAGTAGTTTTGTCTTTTAGCCCCGACTGGTCGGCCGCAATAAACACAGTTGGTGAGTTCAGAAGAGAGTTTTTCACGTTTTTGTTCCTCTATATGCCGATCTCGTTGTAGCCATGTCATATCTCTCCACTCTAATGGTTGGCATATTCCATGTTCATAATACCATTTGTTTTCGGCTTCATCTATTTTTTGCCGTTCTTCAATCCATCTTGCTTCTTCACTATATCGAAGCCATATCTTCGTGAACGATCCATCTTTCTTGTATTTCTTTACTTCTGGCATTTGCGCCACATCCCATCGTTGTTGCGCTCGATCACGCCGTATTTGCGCAGTTCCTCGAGTCGTGAAGTAACGGAATTCGCCGAGAAGCCGGCGGCTACGACCTTGGGCTGTATTTCGATCGCGCGCTTGGGTCCGTCCGAAAGCGCCGCCATGATGACGCCATTGACGCCCTTTTCCAGATTGGGGCCTGGCGAGGCGCGTTTGAGTTTCTTGTGCTGTGGTTTTCGATGTGCGATGGCGATCGCCCGCTCAGCCAACGTCGGTTTGACTGGGAGCTCCTCGACCTCGAGATCCTCGATCGGCAGCATCTTCGACATCAGGCCGAAGAGCGTGTCAGCGCCGATGGTGAAGCCGATTTTGAATTTAACAGTCATCGCTGGGTTCCCGGTCCGTGTTGTCGAGCCACTCCCGGATCGGAGGGCAAGGCAAGCACACGCAGACGAAGGCGATGAGGCCGAGCAGGATGGGGAACCAGTTCATAGACGGCTCTCCAGTTCAGTGATCCGGCGATTGAAGAGATCGAGGTCGGCGTGGACGATCTCCCAGCTCTCTCTGTAGGCCTCGTTGAGAGCGTCCAGCGCCAGTTTCATTTCGACGGTAGTTCGCCGCATCACGAGAATGACCCGGTTGATCGCAATCGCGCAGGCGCCCGCGCTGAGGGCGCAGGCCCAAATCGAGACGATGTTTATGACGTCCCAGATCACTTCGCCCGCCGGATCTTGGCCATGCGAACGACGTGGCCCATAGAACGCGCTGGTGTGGGCTGAACGATCGTGGCGCTTTCGAAAGGAACGGGAGCGAGCTTGTAACCAAGGCAGCGCAAGACGGCGTTGATCGTGGCCGCTTGGGGCCGGCGCGTCGTGCCTGAGAACCAAGCGCGCAACGTCGAAGAAGTAACGCCGGAATCCTCTTCGATCTGCTTATAGGTCGTTTGCCCGACGACCGTTCTCACCTCGTCGATGATGGGGTCTTTGTCGACAAAGCTATAGCTTTTGTAGGTGAAACCCTTAGACACCGGCGAGCTCCATCAGTTTGGCGACGAAGGCGTTGGAGGCTTTGCGGCATTGTTCCTGCAGCGCCATGAACTTTACGCGCGAGAGGTCTTCGTCCATGTCGTGCCGCCAATAATCGATGATCGCCTGGTCGTAGGTATAGAAGAGCTTGCCGAGATCGGTCGCTATGAACGCTTTGTAGCGTCGGCGTAGGGCGTGGAAGTCTTCAGCTTCACTCATCGGCCGCCTCCTGCTCTCGCTGGTGTTTGAGATCGCGCTCGACCAGCGCCTTCGCTCGATGCACGGCGCCGAGTGCGCGGCCAAGCTCCAAGGCGGTTTCGTCAAGGCAGTCCTCGAGCTGACCGCGCATTGGGGCCAGCTGCGCAAAAGCGGCTTCGCAGCGCGCCAGGATCTCAGGCAGTTTCATGCGTCACCAAGCTCGTCGACTGCGCGGACGCGCGGTGTAGTAGCTTTAAAAAGATCGACTCGCGCTTGGGCCGTCTGGGCGACGCTCTTCTCCAGCGAACTCTCCAACGCCTTGCTGCGAAGATTGGCCAGCGTAGCGATGTCGACCCAGCGTCTGGCGTCGTTCGGATTGCCGGTCAGGATCTGAGCGAGGCTCGACGCAATCAGCTCCAGCGCCTCTTTGTTTTCTGGCGGCAACGTTTCCCAGTTTTTCCCGCGCCGAAATGCGAATTTGAGTCCCTGAGCGAGTGCGCTCATGTCTTCGAAAAGGCCGTCGTCGAAGTTCATTTCGTTCCCTTTAGATATTCGAGTAGCACGCCAACCCACTGCCCATTACCGTAGAAGCAGGTGCGGACGTCAGCCTGCTTGACCCATGGACTTACAAACATGTTGCGCGCCTTCCAGCCGATCAGGACCGCGGTCATGCCGGCGGCCCGAATGCGGTTGCCCTCGTGCCATTGGCGCTCGGTCGGAGCGAAAAGGTTGCCGTCAACTATCTTGCCTTCGCCCCAGACGATGGGATGACCGGGCAGCTTCATCACCAGATCAAGCAACCCGGTCGCCCAGCGGTCCTCCCACCGCCGCGCGTACCCGCCAGGCAGAGAATTAATCTCCCTGACGAGCTCGCGTTTTCGTGTGGACTCGTCCACTACTCGGCCGCCTGCTTAATCGGCATTATCGGCTCGACGAGAAAGGTGACGACGATGCGCCCGGTCACCGGATCGTAGGCGACCAGGAAATCGTTGGGCGCGACGATCAGACCGTGCTTTTCGCCATGAGGCCGGATCAGCGCAGGCAGAGTCCTGGTGAATTGCTTGGTCTGGTCGAGCATTTATTCCGCCGCTCGCTGAATGCCGCCCACGAGTCCATAGAGGCCGTCGCCGACGCGCTCGACAACCCGGCTCTTCTGCAGCATGGCGAGGCCGGTCGAGAGCGAGCCTGCCGCCAGGCCGCCGTGCTCGAGGGCCTCCTTGAGCTCCTTGGCGGTCAGCGGGCCGTTCTGCAGCGCGGCGACGATGGTGTCGTTGACCTTCGAGCCGCGCGCCGGACGTCCCGGAGCGGCAATCCCCTCGACCGGCGTGGTGGTGATGAGAACGCTCTCGACCAGAGGCCCGATTTCCTCGATGAACCGAGCCAGCTGCTCGGCGTTCTGCATCTTGATAGTTGCGCTATAGGTGTTCTTCATTTCGCTTCCTCTTTAGGCGCCCTGTTGGCGGACCAGTCGCCGTAGATCTCAAGGGCGCAGCGCATGGCCCGCGACGCCATCTTCAGATGAACCCCCTGTTTTACCATATCGTCAGTGTTAAGCACCTTGTCGATGTGCTCGACCACGATCTCTAAGACCTCGTTCATGGTCACAGCGTAGGGGTAACTCAAACCGTCATCAGATTCTTCCATGCGTCTGCATGAGCTCCCTGGAGGTCCGGAAAGCGGCCTGACCAGACCTCGGTGCCGCCGCCGATGTCCGATCGCAGCCAGCCGAAAGTGGGGGTCTTCTTGTGCTTGAACAGCACGATCCGGTAGCCGCGCCCCTTGTGGGTGAAGGTGTGAACGAAATTGCCGTTGGCCGACTTGCCCCAGTTGCGCAGCGACATGAAGGTATAATGTTCGTACTCGTCCGAATTCCGCATCCGCGGATTGGGTGAATTCTGCGGCTTGTCTTCGACGTCGTGAAATTTGGGTTCGGGCTCGTAGCGGCGCAGAATCTCGAGCGCGATCATGCGCGTCGCGGGATCGCCGCGCATGTCCGTAGCCAGCGCGCGAATTTTGGCGAGCTTTTCCGGCGTCATCAGACAAGCCCGGCGCCCTTGCGAATGCAGATCCTTTGCAAGAGGTACAAGAGCGCGGTAGTCGGATCGGGAGCCATCGTCTTCTCGCCAAGCATGCCGTAAGCGACGCGCGCAGCGATCGATAAACGCAGGACATTGCGACCGCGCTCATCGTAATAAGGACCAAGCGCCTCGACGATCATCTTCTCGCTCTCAGCCCAGGTTTCCGGGATCTCGATCTCTTGTTTGTTGCGGCCGAGTGTGACGAACTTCATTCCCCATCCGCCTCTTCGAACTTGAGCCACCGGATCTCGCAACCGCACCGGCGCGCCATCAGACCGATGATCTCGACAATCATCTCTTCCTGCTTTTTTCGCGAAAGCTCTGGAAAGGCGTCGAGCAGAGCGAGCTTGATCACCCCATGGTTAACGATCGCCGTAACCTTGACGTAGTTCTCTGGACTCAGCATTGCGGCGCCCTTTGACGTCAAAATGGAATCTCTTCGCCGTCCTCCATTTTGTCGGTGAAGTCGCGCGCTGTTCCTTCGGTGCGCCGCTCGGTGTTGATGTCGTCGGCCTCGCCCTCGAAATCGGTGACAAATCCGGACTTCGAATATTGGTCGTAGAGCGAGCGGGTGAACTTGCCCTCCTCTTCGGTCTGCAGATTGCCAACATACTGATATTCATAGGTGAAATAGGGGTCGCCGGTTGGCCCGGTCTTGCGCTGCACGACGATCCTGTACCGCTGGAAATACTGATCGACGCCGATCGCGCGCGTAGTCGAGATGAAGTTTTGAGTCGGCGTCACGCCGGTGCGCGCGTTGGTGAAGACGCAGAGCTGCTTGCCGCCGTTCGGCAAGTCGATCAGCCACAGCACATCGTAAGTCAGCGTGGCCGCCGGCTTGCTTCCTGGATCGTCGGGCTGCGATGAACCGAATTTATGCATCCTGTTTTCGAAGACGGT